CCATAAAAGTTGGTCAGTATGAACGCAAGGTTCGCTGCGAAAAACAATATCTGCAATCCGTTCATTAAGTCTCAAACTAAAAAAGCTCGCATAACGAGCTTTTCTTTGTGGAAACTGCTGGGTTCGATTTTTTTTTAGCATTTTACCCGCTGAAAATCAATCACTTATCTTTGTTTCGCCCGTTTTGCCAAACAAATAAATTATGATGCAATATCTTTCAAAGAGCAGTTTCTTTGTCTTAAATCGCTGCAAAAATAGAACAATTTACAACGTTAAGCAAGAAATTTTTAAACTTTTTTGTAAAACGCTGATGAACAAGTAATTATGACAAAGAATAAAACTTCATGCACGTTAATATATAATAAGGTGTATAGGGTTTGTTCGCCTCAAATGTGTTGGCAAACAAAAAACGGCTGGAACGCCCCTTTCCAGCCGAACTTCATACAAAAAATGAAAAAAGCAAAATTACCATGCTCCCAAGAAAATCATCCATCAGTGGCGGGAGAAGGACTCGAACCTCCGACCTTCAGGTAATGGGCCTGACGAGCTACCACTGCTACCATCCCGCTATCATCCTTTAATAGTACTTATCAAAGGAATTTGTTTTTAATAATGCCACGGATTATGGTTGGGATCATAATCCCTCATATATGTGGCTATTGCGAAATCTGTCTCGGGCTGATTGTGTTCGTCGAGTTTGCGAGGTATCATCGGGTTTATTTTCATTCTCGATGCATCACGCAGCCATTCAATGGAGTTTTCATAATCAGCGATTCTTGCTGAACTCACATTGTTTGGGGATATCATTTTTGTCAACTCATATACAGCCAGCCGAAGCATGTGTTTTTTTACGTTCGGGTTTCTCGGGTCGTGACGCTTGATGTTACCGCCATACATCAGTTCGTCCGAATTAGCATTTATGTATGGCCTGAACACCTTGCCGTTATATACGACATATTCGTAATCAACCAACTCGTATTTGTTATATTCACTGTCATAATCCCCGATCATCCCCCAGTTGTCCGATTCGTGCGGATTGATTGTTGCATCAAGATTGGACAAATCTGTCAAGGCGTAGAAATGCCCCTCATAGCTGACTGGCTTCCACAAAGGATAATCCATATTCGCCATCCACTCCTCGGTTTCCACCTCAATCCAAGCAACAACGCCCGGAATTCTGATGTTGTTGTAATCATATCCATTTGCTTCCTGGCATTCATAGTATTTGTTGGCAAATATTACAATATCACCACAATCGTATGTTTCCAGCTGGCTGTATGGCTTTACGATTTCTTCATTCTCCACGAAAGCGAGTTCCGTCCAATACTCAACCGTACTTGGCGCCTTGCATCCGTTAATTGTCCTCAACGCAGCACAAATGTGACCCTCATAAATGAAATGACTTCCAACTGGGTATGTTATTTGCCTGCTATACGGCAATATCCTTTTACCCTCATCGAGAACTTTTTGGATTTCGTAATTATCCGAGAGATATTCCAACAAAGAAATCTCGGCGGCTTCCTCGGCATTGAAAAAACACTCTTCGTTGTTTCTTGTGATTTGTGACAAGGCTTCTTGTGTGATCAAGCCTACATAATCATTGTTTATAAGATAACGTCTATACATTAGAAATCAAATGAATTATATACTATAGCATCTGTTGTTTCTATTCCAGTTCCGCCACCCAGCTGGAATTTCTGCCAGCTTTCATTGGTGAAATAACATAACACGTAATCCAAACAATCGGATAAGTGTCCGTATTTCTCATACTTCATCTTAGTTTTAGGGTCGGTGGCGCGTGCTTTGTTCTTTGTGCCGTCTGCATTCTTCTTCTGATTTATCAAATCTTCTGTCAGTTTTCTACACCTCATGTCGATAAGAATGCTCCAACCATCGTAACCATTGAACAATGCATTAACATACTCCAACCTTGTAATAATAGGCGGTTGCTTCCTTAAAAGTTTCAGCTCGGGCTTCAAGGTTGAGTTATTCATGTTATTCATGATAATGGTGAAGTTGTTTGTGCCGTCATCTGTTTGGGTTGACCGCGCTAATCCTGCCGGGTCGCCAGTGATGAGAATGCCACCCAAATGTTTCTCTTTTATGAACTTGTCTCTTACCTTTGCCGATAGTTTTGGGGTATTGTTCTCCTTTTCCTCCTGCTTACCCAATATTTCCTCAAGAAAATAGACACTCTTCCTCTCATAGTCTATCTGCACCACCAGTGAACCCATATATGGTATGACATTGAAGTCAAATGCCACGACTATTGGTCTGAGTGAATTATAAACCTGCTCTTTCAGATTCGTAACCAAATGTTTCTCACCGTCAAAATTCCAATAGGCGGCTGAAACATTTGTTTCGGTAAAGTCCCAATTGCCGTATTTAAGACGCTCCCTTGTCGCCTTATCCTTAATCTTGTTAAGGTTTGCTTCGTAAATCTGCCTAAAGCCGACATCCGGATTGTCATATAATGAGAAACGGACAAACACATCCGTATCTCCGCATTCGACAGGGTTTCCATCGTCATCTTGGACGAACCTTGATCTGACCCATGTCATGCATGGGTTGGTGGTCATGAGCAATCTTGGTGTTTTAAAGGTTTCGTGAATTTTCCATCTTATACGCGATGACAGAACCTCCACGGCTTTCTCGCATATTTCGCTGACCTCATCAATGAATGCGATCGTGTATTCAGAGGAGCCAAGGCGCTCGAAGTTCGGGTCTGAGGGCAAGTCTTCCAACTCTTTCAGAATAATCACAGAATCATTCCAAAAAGTTACGACACCATCAAGCATGTTGATTTTAAAATTCTCCCCCTCTTTCAACCCCCATTCCTTCATGACGGTTTTTATAGTGTTGAACGTGGATTCCTTCAAAGATTTGATGGTCTTACGTGCAACGACAGCACGAATATTCGGAAACCGCATACAACTGCTTACCAACCAACAACTTCCTATGTAACTTTTTCCCCCTCCCGCGGCACCTCCTCCAAGTATGGTCTGTGGTAAATTTGTTGTTCCACAAACCTTGCAGTGTGGCTTATACTGAGGATGTCCCTCCCTGTCATATCCTGTAAAAACGTTTTCGATACAGCCATCACTTCCACAGTGAGGACAATGGTCCGGCTGGAGATAGTTCCATAACTCGAACTGTCTCTCTGACGGAGCAAAGTCTATCTTTAAGTCACCCGGATGTTTGAGTTGGTTCGCCATATACAAATAAAGCGTGTTCAACACGCTTTTGTTCTGTTAATTTTTCATGAGACTACTTTGAGTTATAGATTTTCTCAACAACAACCCATACATCATCTGGATGGGCAGTCTCGGAGAGTTGTTCGCAAGCATTGCGCAGATAAGCAAGCTCTTCTTCGGAAAAATTCACATCGAGTGGTTCCTTGAGATCAATTTCCACGTTCCATGTAATGGACATCGCCTCTTTGTTGGTCTCGATTTTGTACTTTTCCTTGTCCTCTTCGGTGATGTTGATTTTGTTAAGGATGGACTTCTTAAGATTAAACTCCATGAATGTGCCTGTTGGCGGCATGATTTGTGGGATGAGAATCCTGTCTTTGATGTTGAGTAGCATGATATTATTTATTTGTATTGTTCATAATAAAATAGAACCCGGGAATGCCCCGGGTTTGAAATTTGACAACTTTATTTTAACAAAGATGTCGTTAGGAAAAAGAATATGTTTATTTATGAGTGTGTTGAAAGAAGTTGTCAGTTGAGCCTGCACCTCAAACAGGCTGCTATAAACGGTGTTGCGGAATCTTTAAAAACAATGGCTCCGCCCTTTGCCCCAATACTAACCCTGCCTATGTTGTAGTCTGCTTCAAGAAACAGTTTCCAGTCATATACTTTATCGTAATACGAGTATTCCGCCCCGGCATAGCAATATAAATGTTTCGGCTTAGACTGGACAAGCTTTTCGATATAATGAATCTCTTGACGGGTAAAGAATACGGCTTTGTCAATGGTCACATTGAAGCCACTGGCCCATATTTCGGCAGTGTCTGGCCAAACAAAATGCGTTTGCAACATAGGAACATTGACATATAAAGTTTTCTCAATGATGCTGTCTTTGCCATGTATATACACTGGAACGGGATAAGGCACGGAATCCTTTGCTGTGACATCCGCAATCATTGGTGGTTTTGTTGTTGTATCAAGCACCACTTTATAGATGGTGTCGTGGCGCCCTTCTCCAGGCAGTTGGATTTCGCGCTCCGCCACAGTATAACCGACGATATAGCCAAGCAGGGCTATTACTATCGCCGTGGAGAATGCCACTATGATAAATCTCGATGTACTCATGATTATCCGTTGAAATAAACAATCTTCTTGTCGGTTTCATTGCACACATCAAGATGCACCCATGTCACTTTTGGTCCTACTTCCAATCGTATAGGATATGGTAACTTATCTTGGTGTTTTGTAATCCAATCACGAACAGCGTTGGCCGTCATGCCTTTTACAACAAAATCAATGCCTTTGCCGAAGATGTGGGATGACAGATAGGCGTATGTTTTGCTTTTAACTTCACTGCATAGATTGCAACGCAGACCACGCCGGCTGATCATTCCGCCCCCTTTCCAGTTGTTGACGGTCATCGGCATATTGAGTTCGGTGCGTATGAATAGCAGCGTCTCGAGCAATCGGATGTCAAAATAATCCCATGCTTTTTCGCCAAAACGCTCATAAACATGAGGGCAAACAAGTTCGTGTATCTTGAAAAAGCGTTCAAGCTTTTCTTTGATTTGTTGTTTTGTCATTGTGTTATTGTTGTGATTGTGATTCTGATTTTCTTGATGGCTTTTTCGCCTTGTCGTCGCTGTCCAGATTCCATTCATCGGAAAGTGGAGGGACTCTCTTGTCACAGGCTATTCTGTCGCATCTTTTAAGCGCCGCCGTTGCCGCTCTTGTATTGGCATCGTCGAGTTTATCGTGCAAGTCAGAAATTTCATCGTATAGCTTGCCGACCTTGTCTGTTTCGATGTCGTATCGCGCCTGCAATTTGTCGTACAAATCTTGAAGAGTATTGTACTGTTTTAACAAATTGGCAATAGCCGCACTTGCTTTTTTCTCGCTGATCAGGAACAATCCGGCGATTCCGCCAGTTCCTATCAATGCAATAATGATTTGTGTCCAATCAATCATTAACTTGATTTTGTTTAGATAGTTTAAATATGCTTTCTACTGGTATATACCATTCTTTTTCACCCATATATGGCTCGCCGATGAGATTTGCCCAACAACCACGCACGCTTCCATTTTTAGCTTTAACAACCTCTGTAACAATCATTTTTCGATTGATTAAAGGCAGAAGCTTCAACTCTGACAGCTCGTCTGAAAATGTCACTATAACAACACTATTGACCATCTTCAATTTCCTTTTTCTTTGAACCCCCAGGAGCAATGACATTGAAGGTTATATTTCCGCCATTCTTATTATTGATAGTCACGTCTCCTTGATTTTCCTTAATCGGGTATAAATCCATCAGAACTTTTGCCGCACTCACGGCAACGCCACGCGCCGCTGTCGGCGGCACATCGTTTCCTTTCCTGTCTTTGTAGGTTTTTTGCGACATTTCCTCCACAATGTGCATCATATTGGTTTTGATAAACTCCTTGATGTACTTGGCCTCGTCAAAACAGCCCATGCTGGATTTTTCAAGATACTCCTGAATGTCCGCCCTTGACAACAGTATATAAGCCTTTGAGCCACTATACATATCGTCTCCGCCAAAAACTTCTTGATAGCATCTGATAGGATTGCCAGCGTAAGGTGCCCGTCCCCTCGAATACAACTGGCAAAACTGTATTTCCTTGTCGTTCAAACTGCATGTTGACGGCAAGTTATTATCGTTTTGTAAGACAGGTGTGTTATTATGTTGGTCTTCTCCAGCCATTTACTATTATCTATTTCTTTTTTATAGATAATAGTTATACGCCTGCATTACGGTTTTTGCTTTCAAGCATTTCCTTGATCAAAATTCTTTTGAACATTTCTCCGACGGCAAGCGATGCAAGTTCGGCATCGTCCAAAGACTTGATTCTTGTAAGATTGATTCTGTATTTCAGGTCATAACCTGTTATCTCCGCAAGGACTTCATCTGTTTCAGGATGTTTTATCTGGAGTAATGAAATATCGCTGTACATCTGAAATTTTACAGTTGGCTCACCGGTTGGTATAGGTGTCAAGTCTTCCTCTTTAATCTCGTTTGAATCTACTTGCTTTTCCATATATTGTAATGATTTATGTTTCTAATAAATAGTGATGGCATTGCCCTCACGGTCAACTCGCTCACGCAAATATTTCCGCGCCGTGAATATTCTTGTTTTGACCGTGTTGATATTGTTGGAATCAAGTTCGCCGCTGTTATTAAGTATTTGAGTTATTTCCTTGAGTGAATACCCGGCCATTTGCAGCATGAAGGCTTTCTTGTTTAGTTCCGGCATATTTTTCAGAGCATCCATAATGCCATCTGTCATAGCACCATCAAGACTCTCCATTTCAAATACAGACAAGTCTTCGTTCGTGTCTGACACATCGTCTTTACTCGAAAAGTCCGGCAACAACAAAGCGGCGTTGTCACGCTGTGCCCTTTTAACATCGGTGTTGAAAACAAATCTTTTGGTCACTACGTGAATCCAATTTTTTAAATCACGCTTGTCGTCGTAGGTGTGGATGTACATATAGAAGTTCAAAAGGACATCGTTAAAGTTCTCTTCAACATTGTCCTTGGACATGGTATATCGTTTGCACAGTTTTCTTATGTAGCCGTAATGCGGCATTATAAGTTTATTGAAAAGTCTTTGCTGCTCGTCTCTTTTGGTTGGGGCTGACGAATTGTCTGTATCGTTCATTCATACAATCTTGAGGGGACAACGAATAAACTATACAAATCAATTGTGTTGCAAAGATATACACTTTTCAACACATACAGATCAAAAATTTTCAAAAAATATTTATTGAAACCCTTCGGTTATGGAACGGTAGAACTTTTTCATCAGATTCTGCTTGCGTTCTTCCGAGTGCGGCCTTATTTTTAGTCCATAGACGCCATGCTTCCTGTAATCTATCAAAGCGAATCTAAACCTCGGAGTTTTAAAAAAAGGATTCGTGGAAACATAGCCGATTTCCTCGATCAGGTCGGCCTTTGGTTCCGAACTGCCATTGCAGGAATTCACAATCAAAGCGAATTCCAATGGCGTATGGAATTGCAAAAGCCGACCCAATCTCGTGTCCTTAAACTCTTTTTTTTGAGGTTTTCTTCCCACCTTTTGCCGCCTCTTTTTTCTGCGATACGGCTTTGGGTTCTTCTGCTGGTCTTTCTTCTCTGACTCTGATACTTTGTACCTCATACTCTACTTTTGGATTCACAACGTCCTTGACGCCCTGAATGTTTCTGTGAATTTTTAACATTATACCATGTAATTTATGTTGACCTTTATAACGTTTCCTATGATTTGGGAAGCACAGAATGAAGCCGTGGCCACTTTGCTGCCCGCCGACATATTGATTCTTGTGATATAGCTCGATGGCTGATCCTCATTGCCGGGTCCGCTGATGGCGACAGAAATGTCTTTGCCGGGTCCGCTGATGTTCGCAGTGTTTGGTATTGAAAACACCTGTTCGCCTGCTGCCTTGGCATATACCTCTCCCTGAATAGACACCATGTTACCCCATTGGCGTGCATACAACCCCGGGCCTTTAATATATATCCATCCAGTGTCCTGTAATGCACTCGGAACGCTTGACGCTGCAGCAGCGCCAATATTGCGTCTTATCTGGGATTTTTTTGTTTCATTGTTTGCCATGTCAGCCAACAACTGGTCTAATCTGGCATATCTGCCATCGGCAGTTGTCTGGTCTATTGCGCCAATCTGGGTTCTCAATCTTGACGGCGAGTTGCCATTGACATTTACAAACTGCGTAAACCCTTCTGTCAGGCGTGCATATCGCTGATCAGCCGCATTCTGCGTAATACCGGATGTTGGAGCATTGCCAAATACCCATTGCTGTAATTCGCTTCTCTTGACATACTTGGATTCCAATGTAGTACCGCCTTCTTTGATTGCTGGACCAATATTGACATAAGTGCCGTTCTTCGCTGTAATATTGACACCTCCATAAGTGTTGGCTATTGACAATGTTGAAGTAAGCCCGTTGATTGTCTTCAATGAAATGTTGTTGAAGCTCGCGGCTCCGCTGAAAGATACGGCATTGGTGAAATTTACAGCACCGCTGAAAGCGACACCGCCAGTGATAGTCTGTAGGGTGTTTTCTTGCAACAACAAACAGTTTGCGCCAAAGAATGCGTTCTTTAATCTAAGCCCCCCTGAAGATGTTATTGCGATACGTCCGGGAGCGGCATCTGTTACTGCATCAGTGGCGGGAATGCTTGCGAGAGCCGCGATAGCACAACCGTAGTTGATTCTGCCGACCTTGCTTTGCCCATTGACATACTCGATGTTTTCCGTGCTGTTAAGCTCATATATGTACATCGGCCATGAGCTAATGCCTGTTGCGCCACTGAAGTGTCTGATTTTGCCGTTGATATAAACATATCCTTCTGAAATAGCGCCGTCTGACACCTCACAGCCGGATATGATAAAGTTGTTGCATTCGGCAAAGATACTGCCAAATGCCAAAGCAAGATTCTGAAGATTCAATACATCCTCAACGTATGTATAACGTCCCCCTGTTAGTCCGTTAAATTCTTTCATTAGCTATGGTATTTTATTGTGTATGTTTTACTTGCCAGCTTATACTTGTTAATCCAATAGCATAGTTGACTATTATACGATTCTTGTGAAATCTTTGTCGTATCTGGTTCCGGTGCATGGACTATAAAACTGAAAGTCGTTGATGCCGACTGCTCGTTCTGTCTATAGTATGCCGGATTGTTTTCGGCCCCCTCCGTTTCTTGATAAAACGGAGTTGTCTCTATTTCCTCGCTTTCCTTATACAACGGAACTCCTGCATTGAGGTTGTTTTGTATTGATATAAGGTTGGTAGGTGTTGCAAAGTACTTTTTGAACTTCCTGTTAAGGAACCACTCGAATTTAAACACCTGTGAAGTCATGGACGCTTCAATGCGTTGCTCGGAAGCCCACTCGACAAATAAGTCATTCAACTCCTGCAATGGCTTTAGGACCGCCTGAAGATATAGAATCAGCTTCCTGCCACCCATGTAATGCGGCACGAGCTGATTGACTGTTTTATCGTAGTTTATGCTGTATTTCATTATGCCTCCTCGCTTTCTTCGTCTTGTCCCTCGACAACAAAGACCAAAGAATTCGCCCATTGCATTATTTCCGCTTCAACTCCTTCTCCAGAACTCTGTTTCACGAAACCAGATACCGGAACAAAGGAGCGCTCCACTTTCCTTTCATAAACTGGTGTTACACCAGAGTCATCTTGTACTATCAAGTTGTTGTCGCTATCGTACTGGACAACGTAAACGCCCTGATTCTCGCCAATATAAACATCTACAACATGGTCCGCCTTTTGAATTGCGTCGATTATCTTCTGTACATACACAACTCCGTCGAACGGAAGATTCTGCACATATTCATTCAGTGCATTCTCCACATTGGAATAAACTTCTTCAGAAGCAACCGCGCCATCATAATAAACGGTGAGTTTGGGAATAAGGATATCGCCATTACGACTGACTACGATTGCGTGCGTGCCTGCAAAAGAAATCTTGTCAACGTAGGCTTGGACCGCAAGAAGTTCAACATCATCTATGCGTTTGTAATCTCCAGGCGTACCAGTTGCGACTTTCAAATATAATCTCTTGTCATAAAAGCCTTCTTCTTGTTCCTCTGAATAGCTAACCTTGGTTATGATCTGCTTTGAGGCATCGGTCTGGGCATATCCAAATGTAGTGCCGTCTTCGCTCATTTGCAAAGTGTCGCCACTTTGGTATTTCAATAAAGCATTGGCGTAATAGGCTGGGGTGCCGTTGATTCTGTGTCTTAGGTCTTTTGCCAAGTCAACCTTGAATACGTCTATGATGTCTTCAAAAGCCCAGATACATGTCGCCACGACCCACATAAAGGCATCCATAACAGACATCTTTGAACTGTTTCTAAACTCTGTAAGCTCGAGATATTCGTCCCGAGTCTCTTTCATACTATTGTATATGTCAGATATTTTTCTCGCCATATTTATTCTGAATATTGATACGTTTCATCGTTAATTATAAAACACCATCTGCCGCCCTGATTCCAGCTCTCTTCACTGATTATAGTCTGAATGGCCGTCATTCCTTCGTCCGTTGGCGCGGTAGTCATTTTGACCGTACATGGCCGCCTGCTTGTCCCATAGTTGTCAACTATGTATGTCAAATAGGCATCTATTGTTGTCGGTTCGATTCTTGCATTCCTTATGTCAAGCAGCTGCAAACTCATATTCCCGACAGGTAACAAGTCTGTTATAATACTGCCACGCAAATCAACAGAATATGTCTCATCAAACAATAATAGTCCGGGGATTGGATATTTGTTGTTTAGCATTACAAATTCATCAACCGTCACATCCGTGACAGGACATACAATGCCAGGTATATTGCTGGCATCAAAGAGAACCAAATCAAAGTCACCATACACCTTAACACGACGCTTGTCCGTTTTGTTGTCGAAATAATGGCTGATGTCTTTGCGGACGTTTGTAAGCGCAACTTCTTGTAGAGGGCTGTTGTCATCCCAATCAACAATCATGGTGCCGCTTCCCGATACACCGAAAGAAACAAATTTCTCATCTTCGTCAGCGACAACAATGATAAACATTAACGTTTCAGATGGCGATCTGTGATATACCTTTCTCTCGCCATTGGCAACAAGATATTTATTGTCTTCGATGCCAGCTTTTATCTCGCTATTGACAACAAAATAATCGTGATATTCAAGCTCCATGCCAGCTTTCAAATCAGTTGTCATATCAAGCCAATCGTTGCTGACAAGCAAATCGAGAATACCCTCCACGCTACCATAAAGCTGCGTAGCCACATCCCAAATATTCTGTCCTAATTTTACCTTGTATATCGCCATTGTTATTCCTCCTTATCAACTCTGCTCGTGTCGAGATCAAGAATCAAACTCTTCTTGTCAAAATCATAATACGCATTAAACACACCCACGCCATCGGACTGAAACTCCCTTTGAATCACATCGGCAAGACCTGTTTGCTCGATATTTGAATTTGACCAACGAATAAGCCCCACGCCAGTTAATGGGTAATGGTAGCTGTTGGTTGGAACACATTTCAAGAGCATGTTTCTGTTTTGGATATTTGCCGCAATTATATTGAAGTCAAGCTCTTCGCCACTATATACTTCTACAACACTGGAGTTAAATGTCAAGTAAAAAGATTCTTCCGATATGGTTATCAGTTGTGGGGCAAACACATTCTGCATCGAACGCCCATATAATCCCGCTTGAAGCACAAACCAATCAGAACCGTCAACCGGATTTTGCAGGTAAGAATATGATGATGCGCCAAGCATCTGTTTGAATCTCAGCTTTATCTCCTTGTTGATTGGTGTATAAGGGATAGCAGCATATACACCATTGTTTCTTATGACATTCTCGGGTGTATAGCTTGGGATAATGATTTCGCCATAAATATAGCGTTCCTCTGAGCCGCCCACCCAGACGAATTGACATAAGTTGAACGTGTTCCTGCCTTTCAGAACAATGTCATTTGTTGCTACGCTTACTTGTATATCCTTTCTCATCGCCGTAATCTTATTTGATAGACCATATATAATTCCCCGACGCATCTTTATATAAAACACAAATATATGATGCGCCATAATTAGCTTCAGAAACTCCCGTTTGGGTCGTGTTGTTTGTATATTGTCCTGTTGGAGCCTTGATGACCAATGTGCCTGCCCCCGCCTTGCGGACTATCACGGTTTTACCGATGATGCAATCATTAGGAAGAATAACATCTTTTGAGCCAGTGCTATGTGTGTCCATGACAAAAGCTATCTTAGCAGACAATGTTATGGAGCTACCTGAAGAGTCATTCACAAGATATGTGTTTAGGACAAGACCGCAGGCTTTCAGATTCTCAAAATATCCGCCATAGGCTGGCGCCGAGCCAGCGTTGGTCACTTTGCCATACACTCCAGCCACCAAAGTCTCGTCACCATTTATAGTAGTGTTCTCTGCAACATTTCCCCTTGACACCGCTGCAATGGTTGCATAATGTCGAGGGTCTGAATTGTTATCATAATATGCAATAACTCCAGTTCTGTTGGCGAATATACCATTATGGCTCATCATAGCCTTTGGCATATTTGAGTTCCAACCAATACCAGTGATTTGAATTATTCCAGTCTCTTTGGATAATAATATTTCGGAGCCAGTACTATAACTGTTGCTTGTTCTGTCAGCAGGGAAATCTCCACACATAAACTCACCGACGACACACACGTCAATCACTTCTTTTCTTAGTTTTATCTGCGTGGCGCTGAGTGTGATTCTGTTACCGGTACTGTTGTCTGATATCAAGGCTCCGTCAACAGAGCTGTCTCCGATTGTCCATGCACCTATCAAACCTTTTGTAGCTATGACTTGACCTGTCTCATCAACTCTGAATGGCGCCGATGATGGCGTTGAATCACCAGCAAAGAAACGTATTCCGGATGTGCCGGAACCAGCCCCAGACATACCGGCTTTTATAACGCCATTGGTATCTTTAACGCTGATAGAACCGGCAAGGAATATTCCATTTGCATCCCAGCTGATGTCACCATTGGCTAATGCGCCGGAACCATCGCTTTCCAATCTCCACTTGTATCCGCGAATGCCGCTTGAACTCATGGTTATGTGACCGCTTGAACCAGTAAAACCGCTGACTGTTTTTGTTCCTATGTACAAGGCGGCATAATCGAAGTTCCACCCGGCTATCTGTGAGGCTGCTGACGACGACAAATGAAACACCAAATTAGTACTCCAATATCCTTTCAGATCTATCGAAGTGGATGTGGCTTTCATAAAGATGCCGCCGTTAGTGGAGATATGAGAAGCAAGATTGGCGTTTGTGACGTTTTCCATTGTGCTTGGCGACAAATATAATCCGTTGTAGTCACCATCGGCAACGATGGCGGCGTATTTGGAAATCAATCTTCCTGTTTGAAGAATCCACCCAGCTATGTTTGCGTTTGTACTTGAGAAGTTGACCAAACCAGTTGCAAATGACACGTTGCCGCCGTTGTCAATATACCAGTTCACACCTCGCAAGCCATTGGAACCAAGCGTAATGCCGCCAGATACAGTATATTGTTGAGCTGTATTGACTTTCGTGCCAATCCATATAGCCTCATAATCGAAGTTCCACCCGGCTATCTTGTTGACGTGTCCAAGTTGGAATGTAGGTCGTGATGTCAAAACTCCACCAACAGTCTCCGCCGGAAGATATCCCTCCATGCCATAATCGGTGTCAGACGTATAAAACATGCAAACACCGCCGGAGTTCTGGATAACGGTGCGATGATTATAAGTCTCTGCCCATATAGCCGTCATAGCGTTGCTATTGGCAGAAGTATCTATTGCCGCTTTTCCCACACCAATATATTGATGCTCGGTATCGAGAAGAACGTGATTGCTGTAAAGATACGCAGTTGTCAATCCCCAGCCGCCTATTTTGCCGCCATTTTTGTCTAACTGGAAAATAGTCTGACCAAGGTGGTAGCCATACAAACCGACTCCATTGTCACTTGGCGAATCCGGTCCAATATATACTCCACACAATGCCTCCAAATCAGATGCCGTCTCAACTTTCTTTCCGACAAATATTTTGGGCGTGAGAATGTATGTGGAGCCGATGGTGGTTTTGTTGTTTTCCCAATCCTGAATCCAGTCGAGCATTGTACTCGCCCTCACTACTGCAAACTGGAATGCCAGTGGTGTGGTGTAGTTTGTAGTGGTGGTTGTCAGGGTGAACTCTATGCCGCCACTTATGATGTCCGTCGGGATTCCAGTAATCCTTATGCGTTTTTTGTAAGTGTCAATGTCGGTGACGGTATAGGTAATGTTCGCATTGGTCTTTGAAACGAACTCCAATGTAAACGCCTCGGGAGTGTCGCCACGCTGTACAGTAATATCGGTATAGGCATTAGTGAGCACCGGATTTGAGCCGTCATAATCACAATGAATGACACATGTTGATGGCGATGCGATCACCGTCAATGCATCATTGATGTTGTTAAGCGTGATACTTCCCTTGGCGACTGACATGTCAATTTATTTTATACAAAAATAGTTGCCGAAACGTTCCAAAGTTTTTATTCTTCCGCCTTTTTGAGTATCTCGTGCGCGGTCTGTTTGCATAACGCACGCCATTCCTGCATCTTGTCAAATTCCTCTTTTCTGCCGACTGGATCCAAGAGATAATTGTTGATGACAGCCTGCATCCTGTCAGAAGGATATTCTGCTGCCACAAGGTCCGCTATCATTTCGTCATTATTCCAGCGTCCGACCTTGATGCTGACTGAATAATAAGAGTATTTGAACTCTTCGTTTTCGCCTAATTCCTCTATACCAAAATTAACCGTCCTGGAAGGCGTGGTATCTCTTGTCCACAAAGGTGGCCTTTCGTTGCTGTAATTCTTGTTCATTTACCAAATAATTTGTTAGTTTATATTTCCTCTTTACCTTAGCAATACTAAGATTCTTTCTGCAATAGCAAACTTTCCAGAAATCTGGTTGTTCAAGCATGATTTTCTTCTGTAAATTGAAAGTCTTCCCATGAACCATAAATCCGTTGTACGAATTGAGCGAAGATACGCTTCTGTTTAACCGATACAGATTATCTTCGTCGGCTCCATTGGTTATAATATCATGGCAAATCGAATCGGTGGCTTTGACTCTGCAGAACCACGAGCCAACGGTCCTGTTTGCTATATAGATTCTGCCTGGCATGATTACGCCGCCAATAAACGCCACGCCATGTCTCTTTGGTTGGATGTACACTTTGTCCTGATGCAGCTCTATATGAAGATGCACTCTAAGCCAAATGGTGGCTTCGTTATACAACAGGACGATATGTTCCGCAAGCATACTATGCAGAACAAAGTCATCAACAAATCTAATATAATGCTTCTCCGGTTCCGTATATCCAAGCTCTGCAATTCTCACCAATATCCAAGCGTCAAAGAATGACATATAGAAATTACAGAACACTTGTGAAGTGATGTTACCGATGGCCATTCCTGTATAATCATCCTTGTTCATGAGGCTTTTGCCCTCGGCAATGTCTTTCCATCTTGAGAGATTGCCTTTTCTCTTGCAGTTTCTCTGTGGTCTGTGAAATACTGTTATTTCTGTCAAATACAACAATATGTCTTTGTCTGACCCATTGTATTCCGTATCTATCAGACCTTTTAGCATGACCCATAGGATGCGGAGGTCAATATTCATGAAAAACGAGCAAATATCAAATCTTCCGACAAACATCACTGGAGAATATCCCCAGTATGCCATATCACTGTAAAGTCTTATTCTTGCAGCCATCGTACCATATCCCTTGCGGCAATTGAAAGACACATCGCCTTGTGCCTTGAATCGCATTTCAAACAAAGGATTGATTCTCAAATATATCCAGTGTTGGACGATTCTGTCTATGAAGGCGGCGGCAAATATTTCTCTTAATTTAGGGAAAAGCACAATGAATGCCTCAGACACTGATGGCAGGTATTCTCTGACAGACACCACATACATCAGCCAAAGCAGCCGTTCAGGATTCAATCTGAATTCAACGCACTGACTGCTGCCCATCTTATTGTGACAGCAGTCGTCAAACGCTTCTATGAAAGAGATTTTGTATTCTTCGTCAAGTGCCGCCACCGCCCGAACGTAGTTGTCGTTGTACTTGTTGTTGTTGTCAACGTTGCCATTGTTGAAATTGACGTTCCAAGCGTTGTTGCTGGAGTTCTCAGTGGACGACCAATAGTTGGACGATGTTATTGCATACGCTACTTTACGATTAACAAAGGATTTGAGATCCCTTGTGGTATGCCCATTTAACGAAAAATAACTCACCCTCATAACCTTAGTTATTTTTGGATGCCGTTTTCTTCTTCCAATGACCTATCTGGCGCTTGATATTAGACATCCGTTCCAGATAGTTCTCAAACTGCAATTTGGAGATGATAGGCCCGTGCCCATCATTTTTTGTTTTCGAGTATTGATGCAATATACTGACTATTGCACTAACTTTTGACAAATTGAAAATCATTATTCCAATAAGCTCCAATCGAGAAGAGGGTTCGGAAGTGTTTAATGCCACATCGCAAACCGACATGGCTTCAATTAAATTCTTTTGCAAATCATCACCTAAGTTCTGAATTGCTTGTTGTTTAGGCATGGCATTACCAATTGGTATATACCATAGCATCAGAAGTTCTAAATCTCTAAATAGCTGCGCCTGTTGTGCGTTCATTGGTCATTATTTCATTTGTTTAATATTTTGATTAACAATAAATTACAATATGGGTGCGGCATCAAAGCCGCACCTTAAAGCGTTAAAATGCCGCCACCGCCCGAACGTAGCTGCCGCCGTACTTGATGTAGCTGTCAACGCTGCCACTGCTGAAACTGACGATCCAAGCGCTGCCGCTGGAGTACTCAGTGGACGACCAATAGTAGGACGATGTAAAGTTTGTGAAAACTCCGTCTGCAATAGCTTTCTTAAAGATATTGTTATTGGAATCGGCACCTTGGCGGAACCACCAGCAAAGTCTTATAAGCAAACCTTCGGCTGGCAAGAACCAGTTATGAGCCTTGAACTTATCAGCAAGTTCCACGCCTGTCACTCGCGGCTCGTAAGCATAAGCGGCTGATGCGGCTGGATAATAAATCTGCGACCACTTGGCATAATTGGTTTCGCCGAAATGTGTCTGCATGTAGCTTCTTAAAGTACCCATCAAACTTGCCAAGCTCTCCAGTTCGGTCTGGCCATTACCTGCGTGCGGTGTATCGAGCGGACCAAGAATATCAGCTGGAATACCTTCGCTTGCCGGAATCAATGTGATGCCGCGATTGAGAATCTTATTACGGTGTTCGATAATCTTCAGCGTCTTGGCATAGCCACTGTTGACAATATCACCTTCACGATAACCATTTCCTGCCAATGCAGCAAGGGAAGCTGTAAGCGTTCTTGCCTCTCTTTGAGCATCGGAATCAGAATATGTGCCGCCAACTGTTGTGCCACCGACAACGCCATCACCCGCAGCGTAACCCGGACCAAACGGCTTGAAGTTGCTGTTTTGAATGCCTAAAGTGGAACTTTCATCCCTAACATCAGCAGTATCGGTATAAGCCGTTGAAAGACCTCTGCTTGTAATATCAGCGATGGTCGGAATGTTGTAGAACGTCGTAGTTGTCAACAATTCCTCTGGCACAGACAATGGATTGTGATTGGTTGTGTAATCGTACAAGCTATATGTAGCATCGGTACTCGGATATGAACCCCATTGCCATGAGCTAAACGACAAGCCGCCTGAGCTTTGACTGCCAGTTGCGGACGCATTACGACAGGCGACCATCAGACGCTTCTGCTTGTCATTGGCATTGAACAAGTCAGCAACAATATCACCATTGGAGTCAACAGGTGCAACGTAGCAGCAGACACCGACAACTGTTTTTTCATTATCATAAGTGTCTGGCGATGAATAAGTTCCATCGTGATAAACATAATCACCGAGTTGTGCCGCGCGGTTGTATAAAGAAATCTCTTTTGAAGCCGTTAAAACTCCATATTGTCCTTCTGAATATGTAGTAACCGTGATGATGACCTTGGCTGTATCAGTCACATCTGCCAAGTG